AAAATCGCAGAGATAAAAGACGAGCGGTTATTCAAGCGCGAGTATCCATTATCAATTGAAGAAGCATATGCTATGGCTTCAGACAATTACTTTTACGATGATCACTTTGAGGAAGTTCAAAAGATTAAAATTAATGACAACACTGTCGAAGTCATCTCACCGCATTCAACGAAAGACAACTACGTTATGGGCGTAGACATAGCAGGCGGCGAAGGCGGGGACTATTCAGTAGGCATTGTTCTTTCTCGTTTGACAAGCGCTCCAGTTGCCATTGTGAATAGCAACATGATGAGCGTCAATGACTTTGCCCAGGCTTGTATGAACTTGGCGCAGAAGTACAAAGCACAGATTGCTTTTGAAGAGAATAACCACGGACATGCTTTCAAGGAAGTCCTGCATCAGTATAGCTGGACAAACTACCGAGCGTTCAAGACCACTGCTAGAAGCAAGATTACAATTTATGAATTGCTCAAGACCTACCTTGAAGAAAGAATGATCAACTATTTGGATGAAAAGACTTACAACGAAATGCGAATGTTAATTCGCTCAGACAAGGGACTTGCCCCCTCTGCACCAGACGGCTACCACGACGACCGGTGCATGGCGTATGCCATTGGGCTTTACCACCTGAAAGACACTAGGATGCCTCTACCAGACTACGATCGTTGGATGAGTGAGGTGACCTCTCCGGTCAGTAATAGACCAGACCCAACAGCAAACCCGCTCAAGCGAACGGGGCAAAAACTCAGAATAGGGAGACGCTAAGATGAATGAAAGAGAAGTTGAATTCCTAGTAGACTATCACCGTAACTACTGGGACAGAGAGCGGGATCGAATGACCGCTTATAGTCGAGCTTACATGGGAACAATGTTTGACAGCAGCGTTGCCAGCTTGTTTGAGAACAACATTACAGTTAACACCTCCGATGGCTACGCCTACGTTGAAGGCTTTGTAGCATCGCTATTCAGCAAGAGCCCAGCCTTGACGGTTGGACCTGACGCAAAGGGAACTGGAAACCCAGAGGTAGTTCAAGCCTGTGTCAACCGCTTCCTTTACGACAAGATGATTGTGTGTGAGAGAGGACTTCGTTACTCGCTCATTTACCCTTACTCATTCTTCAAGCTTGCTATCAAGGAAACTGAAAGCCTGCTTGACGCAGTTGAGATTCGGACGGTTCATCCTTGGGATGTTATCGTTGACCACGACGCAGAGGAGTGGCACGAGAGCAGGTTCGTAGGACACCGTTACTACCTGCCTTACAACCAGGCGAGAAAGAAGTTCCCTGGTATCAAGTTTGATCCTGTGGTTAAGGAAGACTACCTCAACAGTTCTGTCAACCCAGGCTACGGAGACAGCAGCACTGACTCACAGTCCTCTGACGCTTCTTACGATGGCAGTTACCTCCTAAGTTATGTCGAGATTTTTGAGTTCTATGACTTTGAATCTGACGAACTTATCATCTACTCGCCATCAGCACAGCGAGCAAACAAGATTATTTTCAAGGCAAACACCATTCCATTCCGTAAGGCAGACGGCTCACCCATTTCACCACTCGTGCCTGTCTACCTGTCTTACTCGCCAGACTCACCGCTCCGTGGGTACTCCTCGCTTGGTCGTGTCTATGACCAGTTGTGGGAGATCAACTCCATGCGAACGGTCTGGGCTAATGGCATCCGTCGTGACGCTCGTATCTATGTCACACGCAAGGGAGCCATTGACCAGGAAGGAGCGGCTATTCTAGCAGAGAACCGGGACATGTCAATCGTTGAGCTTGATGTGCCTCCTGACGTGGATGCTAGAAATGTTCTCGTTCCACTAGCACAAGCGACCTTCTCGCCTGACTATCAGATCTACAAGGCTGAGATTCGCTCTGACCTAGAACGTGGAACCGTCATGGCTCCGTTCACCAGAGGTCAGGCAACCGGTGCTAGTGCCACAGAGATTGCTGCTCTAACCCAATACTCTGCAAGCGAGATTGGACGCATGGCTCGCTTCTTCCATCGTTCTATTGAAATGATTGGTGAGGTTTATCAGTCCCTCATTTACCATCTCATTATGACTGGCGATGACGAAGACATGAAAGAAGTTGTTCTTATCGACAGAGAACCAGTGGTTCTTACACGCGAGCACTTTGAGGGTAAGTTCAAGTTTGCTTATGCTGACCAGGCTTCAACGCCTATCGCTTCCGCTGTCAAGCGTTCAGCAGTTATGCAGCTACTTGGTGTGCTTCCTCAGTTGGGTGTCCCGCCAGAGGCTCTACGAGATTACATCATCAATGTCTTTGACTTGCCCGAGGAGTTTGCAGAAGAGCCAGCACCACCACAAGCACCAGAGGGTATGACCTCCGAAGGTGAGGCACAAGCCGCAGAACAGGAAGGACTTCCCGTTGGTGGTGGTCCCGTGGCTGGACAGATTAGAGGACAGGCGCAGCGCATGATGGCTGAGCAGATGATTGGAGACGTTACCTGATGCCGATCTACGAATTTCGAGGAAGAGAGACTGGTCGTATCTTTGAGTGGATTGGTTCACACAAAGAGCGTCCAACAAAGCTTTACGATCCAGACACAGGTGAGGAGTTTGTTTTAAAACTATCTGCTCCTAACCTACAAAAGTCTAACCTTTCCAGTTGGCAGGAAGGGCTCAGTCACCAGACTTATTATGACCGCAACTTGAAGCAAACCATTTATGGTGAGGCTCACAAGGAGCGTGTCCTAAAAGCACGAGGTCTAGTGAGGGAGCGTGATCTACCTAAGAACTGGGTAATCGATAAGATGGAAGCACAGCAGAAGGCACAAGCCAAAGCTGATGCAGAGTCAGACCACTTCTTTAAGAAGATGGTTGAATACAATTTAGATAAACCTGAGAAGGATGGCTCAGCTAATGAGCGCATCAAAGCTACGGAAGCCTTCTGGTCTGACGTGGCTCCAGCTAAGAAAGTCTTGAAGGAGGCAAAACAAGATGGCTAAGATTGAAGAGACAACCCCAGAGGGTAGAGCACAGTCAGCAATGGCACAGCTAGAACCAGTGCTTGCTGAGGCAGAGGGAGCAGTGACTGATGTAATGCAGGCTGCTTCGCCAGTAGGAAACTTTAGTGCTAAGCGACAGAAGGCATTGGCTACGCTTATCAACAAAATCAATAAGGAGATGGATGTTAACTTTGAACTTGACACGAGCTTTACAGACGTGAAGAACGGTCCACTTCCTGACCAGCTTACTCGTGGTCTTCTTGCTATCAAGCAGACGGTCGATACGTTTGCAGCAACGATGCCTGAGGAAGTTACAATGCAGCCTTTCGAGGTAACCCAGATCACAGACGACGGAGCACTAGCCAGAGTCACGGCTGAGATTGATCAGCTTTTCAAGAACAAGGAGTTTATAAAGTTCCTTCGTGAAGAGCAGCCGACAGTTGACGTGGTAGCAGAAGCACCAGAAGCAGAGGCACCACCAGATATTCAAACACCAATGGCTGGCTCAGCACCCCCTCCAGCAGAGGAAGGTTCTGAATTGGACATTTTACTAAACGAAGTAACAGGAGCATAACAACATGAGCGATAATGAGAACACCTCGCCAGAGGGACAGAACAGCCCCTCTCAGGCGACGGCAAGTTCAAACGAGTCAAACCCCACACCAAGGCTTGAGCCGTCCCTACAAAGGCGCACAGAGCCTCGTGGAATATTACAGCGTGAAGAGCGCCTGAATGAAATCAAGGAGGATGCTGCTCGCCGTCAGGCTACAAAGAAAGCTGAGGCGAAGATGTCACTTGATGATCTTCTTGACAAGCATCTGTCTGGTCCTGAATACCAGCAGGAAAACCACAAGGGGATTAACTACAATGAGGTTCTAGAGAACCTTCCTTCTGATGCTAAGAAAGTTATTCAGAATCTTAGGTCTGATTATCAGCGTAAGACTTCTGACCTTTCCAGGCGTCGTAAGGAACTGGAGAGTAGGGAGCGTACACTTCTTGAGAACTCTGCTGAGAACTTTAAGAAGCATGCTAATCTACCAGAGGACATTGACCTTTACAATCCAGAAGGACTGAAGCAGTACATCGAAGCACAGGCAGCCAAGCAGTTAGAGAACATGCTTGCTCCTGCTCGTGAGAAGATGAAGCGACAGACCAGAGTAGAGCAGGTAAAGGCTTTTGAAGCACAGCATCCTGACCTTCCAAAGTACAAGGAAGGTATTGCCAAACTAATTCAGGAGAAGAACATGAGCATTGAAGATGCTTACTTCAGACTGAAAGGTGAGGAGTTCAACGCTGCTATGGAAAAGAAGAACGCTGAGATTGAAAATTATAAGAGGGCTGTAAGAGATGCAGGTATGAAGATCTCTACTGGAACTCCATCTGCCAAAGCTAAGCCTAAGTTTCAAAGTGCTTACCAAGTCTACGAATACTTGAAGTCTCAGGGTAAGACTTGAAATGAAGAGAGCCGGTTGGCTGGTTTAAGGAGAACGTAAAGGAAAGAAGACTACTGAACCAAGAGAGATTGTTAACCAGCCAACCGACTCTTACTTATCAAACAACTTGTCAAGTTAGTTCCACTCACCAGCAGCTACTAACCATCTGAACTGTTCACTCAATTCTTCTTGATAAGAATTATGAAGTTCAGGTTCAAGTTCCATCTTAGTTAGAATCAAAGTCATCCAAGAGAATGAGCTTAGTGTTTGTTCGTAAGTGAAAGCTAACATGTTTACCTCAGCTATCAAACGAATTGTCTCGTCGGCTCGCTTGCCCTATACTATAATACTGGACATCGGTGATGCCCCAGTGCAAAAATAGTTACATCTTTTTCTCTAGCAGATTCGCACATCATTAGTGTGCAGTTCTGCTAGATGGTTCCTGAAAATAGTTGTTGCCTTCCAGTGCATTTAGCAGTAAGATAATACTAGTTACAGATAGCGAACCAAGGAGGACTTAACGCTATGACCAAGAGAATAAAGACTAAGCACCGGCTTTATAATACGTGGAAGGACATGAGGCTTCGTTGTAGGAGCCCAAAGCGCGAAGCCTACAAGTACTACGGAGCCAGAGGCATTGATGTTTGCGACGAATGGTACGATGACTTCTGGGCGTATGTAGAATACATTGAGGCACTACCACACGCTTACGAAGAGGGTCGCTCTATCGATCGCATAGACAACAACAAAGGCTACTTCCCAGGCAACATCAGGTGGGCTACAAGAAGTCAGCAGTCTTCTAACAGAAGGCGTTATGGTAAGGGCTACACTAAGATTGGTAATCCAAAGAAGCCTTGGAAAGTTCAGCCTGTCTTGGGTGGTAAGCAGGTCTACGGCGGTCTCTTCGCAACCGAAGAGGAGGCGAAGGCTAGAGCAGCAGAAATGATCAAAGAGTACGAGGAGGAGAACGAGGAATGATTATACTAAGAGGTAGACGCTCAAGGGAACTGGCTCTTTACAAAGTATTGAGACAAACTTTGCAAGTCAGTTACAGGAGCAGACCTAACACCGACAAGTTACTCAGCCTGAAAGGATGGACGTTTCAAGATTTAATTCAGGAGATTTATCTCTTCATCCTATCATCGCCTAACAAGTCACCATCAAAGCTGCGAGAGCTTTGGCTTGACAGGAACTGGTCTTGGCAGAATAGTGATAGCCAGAAGCAGTTCAGAGGTTGGGTGAATGCAGAGATTGATGGATACATCAAGGACAATCTTAAGAGTGTAAGGAGAGAGCGAGCACAGTATTGGATCTTCAACGGGAAGACAAGAGCAGTTGAACTTATTGAACGTAAGAAGTTGGAGGATGACGTGAAGAACAGATTGCTTATTGATACAATTGGAAAGTGGGTTGAGACAGAGTGTAGTTTGCAGGAACAGTTTATCTTCTTGCATCACCTGGGACTTGTCAACCTAGAGTGGAGTGAGGGACAGAAGACACTGATGAACTTCCCAGGTAAGCCAGTGTCGCGAAGAACTTTCTTCAATCGGAAGAAAGACTTTAACGAGAAGATGAAGGACTATCTTGAGAAGAGGAGGAACAACGATGGCGTATAGCACTAGCGAAATTAGAAAGCATATCCGTGAGCAGACGAGGCGTAAGCGATGAAGGAAAGAGCCAAAGAATTTCTTGACTGGATGAACGACAATGCCAGTGAAGAGGACATAGAGATTGTGTTGTGGCGTTGTGGCATCATTAGCTTGGAAGAGTTAAAGGACTGGCAGAGCGTGAGTAAGACCGTCGTTTACAGACGATGGAAGAACATTGTAGATTTCATTAACAACTAAAGGAGAACCAGAGATGCATATTGATTACTTGATTTACAGTTGGAACTGGGATGATGGCATGGAGCCTTACGTTCAGGAGATGACTGAAGAGCAGATGAAGGAAAACCTTGATTGGTTTAACAAGAACATCGTGCCTGCTTGTGACTTCATCGAACCAGTTAAGAACTATCGTGAGTACAATGCACAACACATGAAGGTTGGAGGTGGAGACTTCATCGTTCGACGCGAGAGCTATCAAGATGTTGTTCGTCGCGACCCAGAAGATTTCTTTGCGACCAAGGAGCAGTACGCACTTGCTATGCGAAGGACTCGCTCTCTTTCATTGGTTCACTGGATTACTAACTACCGACGCAATCCAGTTTACCTTTACCAGTTGTTCTGCCACGATGACTACGAGCAGTGCATGCTCATGCCAGTAGTTTATGAGAACACGCATCAGTTCTTGAGCGAGGTTAACGAAGCTCTTGGTACTAACTACGAAACTATTACTGAGTTCAACTTGGATCAGGAAGGCGAATTGATTGCTACCTACACAGAGCAGCCGACTTCCGTAGACCAAGCGTGGGAAGAATTCATCGCTTGATTCGCGCCACTTGTGAGAGACAGTCCAGGCTGAGTCAATCGGTCTGGTCTGTTTTTTTGCAAGCGCTTTACATTTGAAGGTCAAGCAAAGTTCTTGTCAAGCCTCGTGTCAAGTCAAGCTCCTGTCAAGTCTCACTTCACAAACGCTTGACGAGACTTCCTGCC